TTTTCGTTTCTCATAGCTGTACCTCCTGAAACAAAAATGCTCTAAGTGATTGCTTCACTAACCATGACAAAATCATGATTAAGAAGTCACTTAGAGCATATATCACCCTCTGGAATATTATATTTTTCCATCATATACCAAACCTTTAAAATTGGCACTTCCGGGAACGATAATGCATCCGCTCTCATCGCTTCGAGTTTCGCCTGCTTATCTTCCACATAAGAGTCATCAAAACCAATTGTGATCTCTGCGTCTAAATTATATGCTGTATCATGGTATTTATTTGAAAACCACATGACAGCTCTGCAGATATCCTGTATATATTCAGTGGCTACTTGTCGCTGCTTTCCAAGCTCCTGCATGGCATCCTGCCTTTCACCGAAATACTCAGTAGCCGTCTTAATCTGTCCATTTTCAAAGCTGTATTTTTTTGTTCCGTATCCAAAAGACATAGATAATAATGATAGTGCCAGTTCAATTGCTTTTGTAATCTGTTCTACTCGGATTTCAGGATTATATTCTTGAATAAGCCCCTTCTCTTCAGGAAGTTTTTCCCCTGTAAATACAAATAATTTTTTTTGTTCAGGAGTTAATATTGGATTTCCATCATCATCAAAAGCACAAAGTAATTCATTTATCAGTATAATTTTTTCAGACTTGTCCAAATCGCTAAACAATGCGTTATAGCATAAATCTACAACCTTAAGTGCTGGAATTGCATTCCATAATTTAGGCAGTCCGTAGCCTTCCATATTATCCAGATTATTCACTTCAGCAACACGCATAACAGCAAACGGTTTCACATCACCAAGCTGCACAATCGTCTGTTTTCCAACTTCCTCATCTCCACGATCATTAAAAATATGTGTCTCCGCAGTATATAGATTATTCTCGCCAAGCAAGAATAACACGAGTGTTGTCTGCTTCTTTCCCTTGACCAGTGTACTTCCAGAAAATGCCGCCTCAACCACAATATCATTCTCCACAGTGAGTGGCGTAAACGCATCTGCTTCCACATAATTAAGCTTAATATCTCCACCTCTCACAGAAGAATCATCCATAATCGTTGCATTGTCCAAGCGGATATAACAGGCTACTGTTCCATCCGCAGAGGTTTTTTCTAACTGTTTACGGTATTGCGTGTTGAAATTACTGCCAGCAAGCACCTTTGCTACAAAATCCGCTTGTTCCCCTTCTCCTGCATTGATCTCAAGCACCTCACAGAGATTAGCGTCATCAGAACAGCATCTTTTTGCAAAATTCAGTCTTGTAAGCTCATATGGTATCCCATTGATTGTTTTTCGCTTATGGAAATCACTTATCAATCGGTTCGCGTACCAGTCATCACATGCATGAATGATCGTTAATGCCTTATCATTTACATCGTATCCTTTTTTATTCAAAAATGCTTTTACACAATCCTCCATCTCTTCCTCCTATCTTCTGTCAAGATCAACATATTCAATAAAATCCAAAATTGTATAGTTCTCCGCATCCCACCAGTCATTGCAGTTTCCGATGTTTTTATCCTCTGGTATGTCCGGGTGGTCTGGATCCCATTTCAACTTACCAATCGCACTTCGTAGCTTTGTGCAATTCCGGTTTATCTTCCACCTTCCGGTATTCATCAGCATGTCGTAGGTTCGTGGTCTGTCCGACACTTCATTTTTACGGCAACCTTTAATATTTCGGTATGGCAATCCTGCTTTTCTCGCAGCACTCCGCAGGCTGTTTATCATCGTTGTGCTTGCGCTGTCTGGAAATACCCAGTCAATAAATCCGTACTTTTCCTGGCAGTATTTGAAAAACTCTATAAACTTACTGCATATCGCTTCCGCATCGATGTCTGGAGACAGTTCCAGGTTTGATTCCTCCGCTGTCCTCAGATCATGATATCCGTGGAAGTAAAGCTTCAGCACAAAGGTTGTCATGGATCCGTTTCCACCAAAGTCTATACCCATTGTAATCCTTGATGGGCGGTGAAGTAATTTCCCTTTCAAATCCCTTTCAAACAATGGATCTGTATCCTCATCATACAGATATGGTTCATTGTTCTCTGCAAACTTACGGAAAATGATTCCTTCTGCAACTGCTCGTTCGCCTTTAATGTCACGCCTATACCACACAGTGCCTTTCTGATAGGTGCTAAGAACTTTTCTGATCTGCTCATCCGTCATGCTCATATTGTCCACCAGAGTGAAGTGTCCGTAGTTATAACCATAGCTTGGGTTTTTCTCCTGCTGCTCTTCGTGGAACTTTAGAATCTCCATGTAATACCAATGCTCTTCCTCTTTTGGGTTCAGATCATGAAATATCTTACGGTCGGAACTGGAAAGCGTACGGTCGAACACCTCTTTTAAAAACTTCGGGTGGCATTCGTTCGCTTCTGTGACATACGCCATGCCATAGGTGTTACCTTTAATAAGCTTCTCATCTCCGTCCTTACCTCCACCGGATATAAGCACAATCTTTTCCCCAGTCTTGGTCTGAACATAAACGCAGTCACGATCCTTATACTTTCCCTCGCGGTGTCTGCCCTCAAAGTAATTGAGCAATCCATATCCGTCACAGTCTAGGATATTAAGCTTTGCGGTCGCATTCGATACGCCTGCTACCAAATGTATCTTGTTTTTGTGCGTTTCAAGCAGGGAACAGAAGATCATCGTTGCAAGCACGTTCTTCCCACCTCGCTTACCGCCTTCTGCCACGTTGAACCAGCTAACCATGCATCTCTGCATATACTCATACTGTCTCTGGCTTAATGGTGCTGGTTTATTCATCCGCATCACCTTCTTCCAGATCAGATATACTCCGGTTTGCTACCGGGTGTTGCAAGATGTCCGCTATCGTCTGCATATTCTGTAAAATCTGTGCTCCAGAATTGTCGCTGACTTCGGCACGCTTTTTATCAAATTCTGCCTTGTATTTGTCGTCTGGATGCAATAAGAAATACTTTGTCAACCAATCATATGCTTTCTGCTTATCGGCTAGCTTTAATGATACTCCATCTTTCCCTTGTTTTACCTCTTGTATTATCTGCGTATCTACATTACAAGATTCTGCCAGATGTACAGTATTTACTTCTTTTGTAAGATATTCTCCTGTTTCTGGATCTTTTATCGGCCCGAACGCCCCCATAATTCTTACTGTTTCTCTGCCGAAAGATAAGTAATCTCCCATGTCTGAAAAAGCTATTCTCATCTGTATTTCTACAAAATCATCTGCACCGGCTACTATCTGCTGTCGTTTGATTTCTTTTAGGCGTTCTATCTCCGCTCGCACTCCAACATTTCCCAACAATCTAGAACCAGCTCGTAATGCCGTTTCATAATTACAACCATATGCCTTTTGATAGCTCTGTGTTGCATTAAAAGTCCTACTGTAATATATACAAAACATCTGCTGTTCCGGCGTCAGATCATCATTCTGTAATGTTGCTTTCGTGCCATCATCTATAGGTGCTTCCTTCTTTGGTGCACCCTTGCTTTTTTGTGTGCACACCTTTTCTTCTTTGTGTGCACCCTCTCCTCTACTCCATGCATACCGTTTTTTCCAACTCTTGACAGTGTTGATAGTGGTTCCGTACTTCTCCGCTATATCCTTATATTTCATTCCTGCCATATAATCCTGTTCTGCTTTCTCGTAATTCTCCACTATCTCACTTCCTCTCCTATCACACAAATAAAAAGAGCCGGACATCAATCAAATTAATGACTAATATTCGGCTCAATGGCGCTAACTTATATAACTATTATATCATACATAGTCTTACTTTTCATCTTTTAATAGTTTTGATACATTTTCTCCTACTAAGGAAATTTTATTTCTTATCTCTTTTTGAAATGCTGTTGTGCTACTATTTATCTTTTTTACCTGCTGTCCTTCCTGTTCCCCGCAGCTCTCTTTGCATGTTTCACGCAGATTGCTCATAAATTTCCCGGTTAAATGTCTAATCTCTTCTGGGTCAAATTCTATACATAATGCTTTTGACACGCTACTATATGTCCCTATTCCTGCTAAACATTTTTCCATCATTGCATTTGCTTCCCGGTTAAATTCCCTATGATTTGTAATAAACTTCTCTGTATCGAATGTGTATACGCACTCAGCAGCTTTATCTGAAACAATATACGCTAACATTTCTAATTCGCTCAGCCAACTAATACATTCTTTCAAATATTGCAACTTTATCTCCTGCCTCTTATATTTGGCAGTTTGTTTTCTCTCATCATGTAACGTTATTATTAAAATTAAAAATGGTGCTAAAAATTCAACAATATGCCATACAACACTATCTTCACTAAAGAATTGGGTGATATCCATTTTACAATCTTTATTCCTTCCTCTAAAACAACCTATATATATCTATAAAATTTACCAACCATCGAATATTGACGGTTGGTATCGAACAATTATTTAACATCTATTTTAATTTGATAACTCGAATACTGTGGATTTCTTTTCATAAAATCATTGAATTCATCTTTAATCCAAATGTACTTCTCTCTCACATTCAGCGGTAACTTAATATTAAGTAAATTTTTTTCTAATAATTCTTTTATTTTTTTTATTCTGTATATGAGTTCCTTTTGGGAAATATCATGTAAATACATTAATGCAGTATCTATATAATAGATATCTTGTGTATCCTTCTCAAGTAAATTGAATAATTCAAAATATACATCTGTATCTTTCATTTTACTCTTATATTCTATGATTGAGGAGGTATCGACTACAATTCTTGGATATTTCGATATATTGTTTTCCAATTCATACGCAGAAACTAGTCCTTTGCCATACATAATCGCTTCATTATAGTAGAATTTTCCATGTGACACTCCACCCCTTAATAAAATACCATTTGCCAACAATAGTTCCTGTATCTTCCCACAGCAATATAATACAACTGTCAATGCGGGAGGGATTGAATCATCACAGGCAACAACTATACTATCTGACATAATTCTATAGAAAATAGGAACTATGTCAAATTCTTTTTTCAAATTATCAATAATACACTGAATCTGCTCAAATATATTTAAAATATCTTTTTCTTCTTTTTCGCATACAATTTTTTTGAATCCAAGAATATCTAAAAATCCTACATAGTACATTTGCAAACTGTTCCTCCATGACAAGATATCGAGATTATACCACTCCAACCGCCAATATTCAATTATCAATGTACTACAGTTTTTACCGGCATATTTCAGCCGGCAAAAATCTCAATATTCAGTTTTTATCGCATTCCCGGAATAAGTCAGCGTCTATATATTTCCATCCACCATCATAGATCATGAAATATGTATAATGTTGTGTTCTGACAATGTCATATACCGTAAACTTCTTATTGTCACTGTTTCTGATTACCTCAAACCAACCTCTGCGCTTATTTTCTCTCCGCCGCTCTCTGTCAGTCTTGATTTCCTCGCAATAGCAGCAACCTTCACAGTCACCATCACAATCTGCGTTCGAAATGTCATCTTCCTCCATATCTTTGCGCCACATTTCCATATAATTACAGAATTTCATAATTTTCACCTCGTCAAAATTCTTTATTTAAAACATCAAAAATAGCTCTTAGTATTCGTCCAATTGTTATTGGGATTACAGAAAGTATCCAGGCAATGATAATGAGTAGTAATATCGGCCAGAATGCTATCTGTGCCAGTGTATCCGCATTTGGTGCAGTATCATCCTCTAAAAATCCGGCAAATACGCATCCGATAAACGCATATGCTACGATTCCTATAATAATCTTCATTTCGTCTCACCTTCTTTCCGTTAAAGTTCATTTTTTGCTCTTATCAAATTTTAAACGCCGTCCGCAATATGGACAGCATTTATATTCTTCCATCACGCTCATTCCACAATCTTTATCTGGACATCTCCACTCTTGAAGATCCCCCACGCTGTAAACTACATACCCCACAAATTCAGCTTCCTTTTTTATCAGTTTCATGTTGATTCCTCCTTTAAAGTTCAGTTTACATCTTAAAAATCATGCTCTCTTGATACTCTTCACTTTGACATATGGTATAAATAACATCTTCCTCCCAGCATCCTTCGTCATGGTCAAATCTGTAGTAGCATACGTCTCCGCTTTCATCAATAAAAGGAGCAGTGTAAGAATAATAGCAAGGCGTACCTTTTGGGTAATACGTCATTACCCATTCATTTCCTAGCATCGGGCATTCTATCTTGCCCCATTCTTCAACATTTCCACTCCATTCCAGCCATTTTATTTTTTCTTTTTCCATATACAATCTTCTCCTAAATTCTAATTTACTTCATGAATATCAGCCAACGGGTCTTTCCTCGTTGGTCTCCCAGTAACGGCTTAGTGCCAAACACCTTCAACACTTCTGCCAGGGCGATTTGATCCTCATTCCATTTAAAAACAAGCAGACCGGACGGCTCCAGTACCCTCATGCACTCATCGAAACCAGCTTTTAGGTACGTTGGCCAATCTTCCGGAAGCACCCCGTATTTCTGCCTGAGCCATGAGCCTGTTCCGGCATGGATAAGATGCGGTGGGTCAAATACCACAATCTTAAAGTTGTTATCCGGGTACGGCATGTTTCGGAAATCCATGTGCACATCCGGCTTTACCAGAAGAGATCTACCATCACACAAAGTTGTTTCTACCTCCCGGTTGTCTGCAAATATAACATCCGGGTTCTGCCGATCAAACCAAAACATCCTACTACCACAGCAGGCATCAAGTATTTTCTTCATAGTCTACCTCCACTAAATTTCTAATTTACATAAAATATTTCAGCCATTTTCATTCTGTTTTCATAATCTTCATTGGCTTTCTTAATATCCTGCGCACGGCAGATTGCTGCATAATCTCTCAAATTATATAAAGCAATTCGCTTTGCCTTACTTGGTTTTGGACTTTTTCCACTCACAATATCATTTAAACCTTGGCGTGACAGCTCTGTTATCACACACATCTCTTCTACCGAAACGCCGAATTTATTTGCAAATTCTTTCGCTTTCATATTGTTTTTGTCCTTTCTCTTTACATATTTGCTACATTTTGTAAATTCTAATTTAACTACGCAAACCGGAGCTGTCCGGTATGCTCTGGTTCAATCCTCATGTTCGGTGTACGTTCTGCCACGCACAGTTCCGGAAGATTTGCTCTTACCAATGCATCTGGAATCGGCGGACACACTGCATTGCCGCATCTTCGTACCTGTTCGCTCCGCGGGTAGGTCTTTCCGGTATAATCATGGTCGATGATGTAATCATCCGGGAATCCCTGGCATCCATACAATTCTTTCGGTTCCAACATCCGCAGTCCGATGTCTACAATCTGATAATCTACACCCTCGATCGTCACCAATCCAAATCTATCCTTGGTTGTAACTGTATCAAGTGGCTTTTCGATGTCTTGCCCTGTGGCATCTCCATAATATTTGATTAGAAACGCTCTAACCTCGCCAAAGTGACCGGCAGATGTTGTGATCGTGTGTAACGGCTCTCTCTCGTCTTGTCCTATTCCCGATTTATAGAACTTGCTCAAAAATGATGTAACCAATCCGTATCGGTTCGAACCATCCACGGTCATAATCGGATCTTTAATCGTCTGTCCTCTGACTTCTCCCTGTGCCGTCTCGGAATGATATTGAATCAGAGTTGGACTGATAAGGCAATGTTCATTCTTGCTCACAATCGTTGTAAGGGGTTCCCGTACATCCTTACTCCGATCCTTTGTGAACCCGGTCTGCCCGATCTGTACCATATATGGCTCAACTAACAAGTGGCTGCCAACTGTCGTAAGAGTCCCTATTGGCTTCTGAACGTCCTGCGCCTCATTATTGTATTTGCACTGTACCATGTATGGCTCCACAATCCCGTAACCATGCTTTCCGGTGATTGTAGGCATCGGCTCTCGGATGTCGTTCGGTCTGCGTTCGCCACCGTGGTTGCACTGGATAATAAATGGTTCCGGGTTCTCAAGCACAAACTTTTTCAGTCCTCTTGCAATCCTGTCCATCGTCTTTTGTGCCAGTGGTCTTACTGCCCGGATTCCGTATTTTTCTTTTATTTCTTCTGAAGTATCAAAGATACTTGGACAGGGCAAGGAAAAATCCAACTGCGTATATGCTCCAACATATGGCTTTAATAGTCCTTTCTTCACCTCTTCGCTGTCTGCAGGTGCGTGTGTCGGCTCTGGCCAGACTATTGACTTGCCGTCACACCGTGCAACCATAAAGAAGCGTTTTCGCATGGTCGGCGCACCATAATCGGCTGCGATCAGCTCGCGGAACTCCACTTCATAGCCAAGATCCCGAAGCTGTTGTACAAATCTCTCAAACGTCTTGCCTTGCTTTGCCCTAATCGGATGATGTCGTCTGTTTAATGGTCCCCATGTTTTAAATTCTTCCACATTCTCCAGCATAATTACTCTCGGTCTTACAAGTCCAGCCCATCTTAAGGCTACCCATGCAAGACCTCTAATGTTTTTATCTTTTGGTTTTCCGCCTTTTGCCTTGCTGAAATGCTTACAATCTGGGGAGAACCAGGCAAGTCCGACAGTATGCCCTTTACAAGCCTTTACAGGATCAACCGCCCACACATTTTCGCAGTAATGCTCTGTATTTGGGTGATTAGCCTTGTGCATTTTAATAGCTTCTGGATCATGGTTGATGGCAATGTCAACACTGTATCCGGTTGCCAATTCTATCCCGGTGGATGCACCGCCACCACCGGCAAAGTTATCTACTATTAATTCTCCATTTATCATTTTTTTGCAGGAACCGGGTACCCTTTATGCGCGCTGGTTCGGCTCCTTTCTGATATTCCGTGCACATATCTACAATAGCGCACTTTAAATTTATTTATGTTGTGTTTTATGCAACAAATTCATCGAATCATTGTTTTTAAACCATCTGATCTAATGGCAATGATATCTGCCCTTTGCAGTTATCTCCAATCGTTGATGGATCCCAGCCGACACCAATATAATCAAGTACTTTCGCCCATCCATAGTCGTTCCCATCTCTGTCTTTACACATATGGAACATCAGATAATCCCACTCTTTCGGATTGCTCTCATACAACAGATCAAACCGATGCGGTCTCTTTTCCATGTGGATTCCAAACCCACACATACTGCATCCGGTACGCTGTGCCTTAGTTGTGTAAAGCGTCCCATCTGGCTTTTTCTCAATCGTTCCGTAGATTTCCGGGATAATGCTGTCTGTCATTTCAAAACTTTGAGATAATCTTCCTTCTTTCAAAAGCTTCTCATGATATTTTTCTTTCAGTCCAGCTTTCCACAATTCGTCCATTTCCAATGCAAGTTTTAAAATGTCCTGTCTATGAAAGATTGCAAATGGTGCTGATCTGATCGTAGATGCTCCAAAATAATTACATCCGTTCATCCGCAGGCTCTTGGCACGTCTGCCGCCTTCGGATGCCATCAGTCCCAGATACGGCACACTGTTATGCTCTTTTCCCCAGTCATCACAATTTTTCTCTTTAAGGTAATAGCAGCACTTCGAAGATACAAGAAAATCTGGCTTCTGATAATCACACCCTTCATTTTCGTTTTCATATCCACCGAACAGCTTTAACCATCTCTGTTTTAACTGCATTTTGGAGTTTTTCTGCCATCCGCCATATTCTCCGGTCTCCCCAGTAATAATCGCATGGCGGACAGTTTTATTTTTCTCTGACGGATTTTGTAACAATTCTATCTTGGCAGCCACTTCCTTTGAAATGACCGGAAATCCAAATTCCTGTATGACCTTTGGTTTCGTCCAATAAGTACCATCATCTCTTTTCAGTGGCGGTACATTTATTATTCCAAGAGCCTTATGTACTCTCTGTATGCTCTTGTCTTCCAGTGTAGATGCACTGACTCCTGGTGCATCAATTCCGCATACCTCATGTAAAAACAGGTATAAGATTATACTGTCAAGTCCACCGACCGAAACATGGTAATTGAGCAATCTTCCGTCACATTCATTTGCGAACTCTTCTGCTCTGATCTGTGCATATTTTCTTTTATATTCATATGGCTGCTTTTCTTTCTGCATAAATGATGCAATCTTCTCATATGCTCCGATCCGCTCCATTCTTTCTTTTACTGATTCCATTTTTTCTCGGAGTAAAGAGCTCTTTATCGCTGGCCAGCAAACCTCTCGCTCCTTTCGATTTAGTTTAAAATTTCATCCAAGCAGGCATTCCAACCTACGCTCTTTGCATCTGTCCAAAAGTTACTTATGTAGTGATTTTTGTTATGATTAATTTCTCTTTTCTCCGGCAGTTCCCGGAGCGGACACCAATCTGGCTTTCCAACGTTATATGCATCTTCTTGTGCCACGCCACATATTAAATTTAATATTGGATTGTCTCTTTCAAAAAAACTACAAGGACAATCGGCGCAACATTCCGGCATATCCGTCACCAATACTGCTTTAGGCATCTTCTATTCCTCCTATTTTTTATACACTTTCCATGCTTTAAAGCTATTCCCTTTAGGTACATCGCAAATCCAATACGTTGTACGTGCTTCTCCATCTTCATCAGTTCCAAAACCATAATAAATATAGGCTTCTTCTACCGTTAAATCGTTTACGTTACACCCATATTCTTCCGCGCCAATTTTTAAAGCTTCTTCCTTGTTATATTTACTCGCATTGAAACCAAGCGAATCTCCGTCTCCGTAAAAATAGTTATAATCAAATTTGCTCATATCCTCACATTCCTTCCGGCTTCTCGCACCGTTCAAATTCGATAACCCAAACCCACGGATTCGCATCCCAACCGTAGTGATTTATGTCGGGCTTCTTGATGGTGCTGTTCCAAAGGTTTTTCCACTCTTCCATTGCAATCTCCATGTCTCCGGCATGAACTGCCATAGAAGAAAGCCCCTCATTACGAATACCGTCAATGGTAATTTCCTGCAACCGCTCCACCCTCACATCCGTAACCTTAAGCCAGATACGTGCGGCTTCTTTCGGCATAAATAATGATGGTTTCCACTCTCTATTATGGCTGAACCATTTATGCACAAATGTGTCATAGTCTAATCGGTCTATGGAATCTGTATTTCCATTTGCAAATTGCAACCTCACATCATCTCCGCCTGCTCTGAATCTCACGTCAGCAGTTGCTTCGTATCGGTGTGCTCGCCAACATTGCCATGTTTCCCGGACATACAGGATGTCGCCCGGCTCGCAAGGCAACTTAAAAAATTTCTCTCCATACCCATCTGCAAATGTACCTCTACACGATATGTACCCCTTAGGTGTAAAAGCGGTATATCCCCATACTGCATCATCAGGAATAAAGCCTTTTACAATTCTTCTCGTTGCATCTTTTCTCCCGTCCAGAATCGCCCGAACCATTTCCGTATTGAATAAAATCGGCTTAATTGGCATCTACTCCACCTGCCTTTACTATCTCTATTGCACCTTCTAAAACTTCAACTGCTTTCCTTTGCTGAAATTCTTCTGTTATAGTTCCATTTTTCTTTTCATACTCAATAACACGCTTGTGTGTCTGTATTTTCTTTTCCAACTGTTCCACGACCTTGTCCGGGTCATAGGCGGTCGGGATTTCATCAATTTTCTGTGCCAATGCATAGAACATATCTTTGCCACTATTCTGCGTAAGGAGAATATCCATAAACCATTGTTGATATAATTCTTGCTTTAATGTCTCCGCATCAATTAATCTTCCCATCGTTCGCCCTCCTGTTCCACGCTTCTATAGCTTTATTCCTGCAAGAATCAATGTTTACAATTGCGGTATCTTCTTTTTTCATATCAGGACAATATCCACTTGCTTGAGCATGGCAATTTTCACACTCGCACCATATTGTAAATCCTATGTATTCTTTTTCTGCCGCTTTTATCTTGCATTCTCCGCCACAAAACGGACATGGCTTCAATTTTTCGTTCATTCTTCATCGCCTCCAAAACTAAATTCAATCCCATCGCTCCAATCGACACCTAACTGTTTACATTTTGCTCTCGTAGATGTACCTCCAGAATGACTGGTTCTGAAAAGAAACAGTTCTTGAACGATACTAAAATATGACATTCTATAATAAAAGCGTTCCACTTCGTCCAACTCCCTAATAGCATCTTCACCATGCACATATTCGTACCATTCCTCGAACTTTCCGACCAACTCCTGCATAAGGCTAATGCAATACTTCAAGATGTGCTTTTCATCGTGGCTCTCCAATTCTTTCTCTGCAATCTGTTTCTCCATCGCCGCCCGGCATTCTTCCGGTGTGCCGATTGCACGGTACTGCTTCAGCTCTTCCAACCATTCAGCAAGTTGCTCATGTTCGTTTGCACATATAGTATTGCCATATGTAATGGCTTCTTTATCAACCGATTCTGGAATATACGCATTATCTTCGATTAGTCTTGCTGACATCTTTTGGCATTCAGCCACTTCTCTTGCGTGTGATATAGCTTCATCAATTGTCATAGTCACACCTCCAACAGTTCCGGGTTATCAATCATGTTGCCGATCACTTCAAAATTCTCTGAATCAAAATCATCCAGTTCCTCGTAGTAATCACAGCCCGGCTCATTCGTACACCATCCGTTTTCATGCCACACTACACACTTTCTCGTCTCATCTTCTGGAAACTCAACGTCGATATGACCTGAAAGAATATCATTCTCCCAAATCAACTTTCCGTTCTTGTCCTTACGTCCGGTGCACTGACAGATAGTGGTCGTGTCTATCTTTTTAGCAAAATCTTTATACTCACTCGGATATATCCCTGTAATTTCAATCTGCTCCCCGGTATCAATATCTTGCTGTTTATCGACAAGCAGGCTTCCAACGATCCACTCTCCGGTATCAATCCGCTTTCCACGGAATAAATATCTATCTTCCATCCTTTTCCTCCATTTCTTTCAACTTGGCTTTGGCTTCCTCTCTGGTAAGAAATACTGTTTTACCTATTTCATTCGAATAAAATTCCATTGATGCAAGGTTAGGCATCTCTTCTGGAAAACTTATTTCTATCCACGTTCCGTTGTTTTTAGAAATTGATATCTTTTCTATCGTGCAACACCACACTTGTTTATCTTCAATGCAATAAACCATATCTTCTATCTTGCACAGTAACCGCAGAAGTAATCCCCGCTCCTCGGCATCCTCATAGTCTTTGAGTTTCCGATATACGGCATCTATTTCCTCGCAATCCGGTTCACATGCCCTTTCCCACAGTTCATCATCAATCCATGATGGATTCCTTTCTGTTAATCTTTCCATGTTGCTTCCTCGCTTTCTGCTTTTCCTTTTCCTCACATGGCTTACAAAGCCTACTACACCAACCGCATGGTGTTATGTATGGACATTCTTCTCCAAGTCTCATGCTATTCCTCACTTTCTGCCTTAAGCCACTTAACCAAGCACTGCTTGCACATACTTTTCGGTATCTCATCTCCACTGTCCATCATCTCTTCACACTTATCTTCGGTTTTGCAAAACATACCGTCTAAGTCTTCGGTTTGAAGTGAATATAATAATTCCGCCAGCTCTTCGTCCGTCATACTTCTGATCCGGTCTGCATTGGTCTGTGGCTTTTTAGCCATGCTTTTCATACACTCCATCATATTTCTACCTCACTAAATCCTTTGTTTTAACAGATATACCTTTAAATTTCCCGGTGCGGCAATACTCTGCGGTATCAAAAAACATAATGCATCCATCGTCTTTTCCGGTATCGTCACTTCCTGCAAGTGCTATGCTTACACCGTTTCTTATCAGTGTATTTTTTAACAACATCAGCACTGATTCTATCTCCTGCTTGGTTTCGTCTGTCATTTCAACTGTACCCTCCTCTTTTTTCTACCTCTCTTTTCGAATTTATCGCACATTCCTACCGGACAGCCGCGTCTTAATCCTGTCTGTGAATAATATCCACACATGACCTCTGTTTGACTGTGCTTGTATGAGTAAATACATTTACGGCAGTATTTTATGCTTGTCTTTATCATCTCTCCCATGTTAATAATCCTTATTTCACCGCTTTTCCTGTTACAATATCCCAATTTTCATCCTCAATAAACTGATTCCGAATAATCTCATCCGTCAGATAGTGTTCCTTACTCTTCGGTTGCTTACGCCAATAGGAATCAATATAATAGGCAACCCAATTCATAAATTCCTCAATTTTGGCATTTGAGAAACGGTAAGAATCTTTTAATGTCGGAATAGTCAGATACATTGTGGAGGCAAGCGCGCTCTCGATATTCCGATCTGCGCCAAGCACTGCCCGTCCATTTTTTATATCTGCCATATACAATTTTTGTGACATTGGGATTGATTTTACCCACTTGACCACATCAATTTTCTTTTTACGGCAATATGCCATCATGCTCTCGCTCGTTACCGTTTCGTCATCATCGTCCTGCCAAGATTTCCGACGCTCAACGGTTTTGCTATAAAAATTCGTGACCTGCTTAAACGTCATATCAAACTTGTCATACAAAATGGCTGTAAAAATATATCCCATGTGATTCGCGACATTATCTCCTAACTGGCATTTTGCTAATTCCTGCTTATAAACACTCGACGGAATTAGCCTCTGTCTCTGCTGTACGTTATGCATTTGTTCACCTTCCTTGTATTTTTTATTTTATATTTCCACCCGCAATCATCTTTTCAATGATTTCCTCCTGCATCCGCTCTGCGATATGATCCCGGACTGATTCTTCTGGAAATGCGATCTGATATGTCCGCTCCTTGATCCGGTTCGTGATCCGGTCATCATAGGATATTTTGTCCAGCGGATCATTACTCGTGAAAATCGTTACCTTCTGGTTTATGTACCGCTCGTTGATGATCTGATACATTTTGTCGTTGATCCATGCCGCCGGTGCTTCCACACCAAAATCATCAATGATCAAAATATCCGTTGTGGAAAGTGCATCTAAAAGCTGGCTTTCACTGCCTGCTGCATCCCTGCGCCATGTATTCTTAATTTCCTGCAGGATGGTCAGTGATACTGCAAATTTGACTGTGTATCTTTTCATCAGTTCATTTGCAATCCCGGCAGCAATCCTCGTCTTACCGCTTCCCTTTGTCCTCGACCAGATATACAGTCCCATGCCTCTTTCCTTCTGGCTCTCAAAATCATCCAGATAGGTTTTTATGATTTTACAAGCATCTGACACCATCTTTTTACTTTCCTGCTTTCTGTACACATCCATCCGAAACAATCTCAGATCCATCCCACGGAATGCCTCCGGTATATCTGCAAATCGCAACCGCCTTGACATGACCGCTTTCTCACGGCATTTACACGGTACTGCTATTTCAACTCCGTCTTTTATTTTCAAGATCCACTCCCGACCTTCGCAAATTGGACACACATCAGAATCCTTGGAAGTCTCCGGTGTCTCCGCGTTCCTGCATGAGTTCGTTGAGTGATTTTTCATGCGTTCCAGTATCTCTTCCAACTGATCCATCGTTCTCTCCTTTCAGGTACTGCATAAACAAGTTCTCTCGTAAAAAGTTCTCCGGCTTTTTAATATAACGCTCTGCTGTTTTCTCCCGTCTACATATATCTGCATAATTCTGTGCGGCCAATACCAGATCATCTTCCGGTACACCAGCCAGTACCGCATTGCAGTATTCTGTTTCAACAAGACAGCCAGTACACCGTTTCGGATAGGCCGCGGCAAACTCTCCAAATTTTCCCACGGGGGATATAGGGGGTGTGTTTCTTCCCTTCTTTCCTTCTTTCTTTTCTTCTATTGTTGTCGTTAGTTTGTCGCTAGTTTGTCGCTTGCTTGTCGCTTGCTTGTCGTTCTGTTTGTCGGTTGTCTGGTATAAATCGTACTTAACTACCGTAAATACGCTAAATTTGCTTGTCGTTTTGCTTGTCACTTCGCCTGTCGTTTTCAAATGCGAAATTGCTGTTCGAATTTCACGGTCTGAAAGCCCTGTTTCGTCCGACAATTTCCTGATAGATGTTACAAACGATCCACGTGGTATCGTTGTTCCTTTAAAATTTCCATCCTTCCAATTGGCTTTCAGCAACATATGGATAAACAGCCGGGTTGTATTAATGTCTGTGTACCACTCCCACTCCAGAAGTCCACGGCTCAGTTTTATGTAGTTGCCATCCACCAGATCACCCCATTTCCAAGTCATTAAGCAAGTCTCTCAATTTCATTTTCGCCTGTTCCGGCGTAAGTTCTGTGATTGTGACCTCAATTCTCGGATTATCCTTATCTACAGAAACATCATGATAAAAATGAGGGATGCATCTGCGGTTATCTTCTTGCAGTACCTTTGTTTTTGTGAGACTGTCCTGAATGAACTTTGTTGCGCAGGAGAGAATGTTGTCCCCATCTCTCCTGTTGTCTTTTTCAAAACAGTGGTAATAGATCAGTACCGGCTTTTCGATATGTACACCATGGAGCTGCTGTCTGATACACCACATGATGTGATTCTCATTATCATTTTTTACCTTTCCGCCCTTATATGGGTTGGTGCGATTGGCTGCGGTGTAATTGTTCAAGCCTTCCAAACGCCCCGGAACTGTAAATTTATACTCCATCGGCACCGTCCTCCATTCTGATCTGCGCATTGCAATCATTAATCTGCTCTGCTAAATATGCCGGAAGAGTGTAACAATCAACAAATTCATGTGCATCGGCAAGATCCTTGCGTTTCAGTGCCTTGTAGCTTTTCATTTTTCCCTCATCATCATAGATACCAAACTCACGTTTTAACTGATTGTAAATATCACTGAACACTTTTTTATGTACTTTACTATCCCTGTAAGCTTCTGATTTCTTACCACCGAGCATTTCCACCGCCTTGCGTCTGACATGTGCGGAAAGTTCGTCTGATTCTGCACCGAACAACGGCATATCATTTTCAATGGAATATACTTTTTGCTCTACGGTTTCAACTTTCTGTTCCAACTCTACAGTTCCCTGTGCCAGCAATGCAATCTGTTCCAAGGCTGTGAGAGGTTTCTTAATTGCATCTTCCAGCTCATGAAAACGATTGATATATTTTGCAGTGAACTCTGTACCTTTCACACCAGTGAGCTTGTGAGCAATAAATTCACAGCCTTTCTTTGTAACCAGATAGCAAGGTCTGCTCTGATTGTTATTATCTTTATATGTACTTTCCTCAAAAAAATCGCCCAGCGCAATCTTGCTCTCGGCAAATTGCTTTGCATATCTTCTGATATCTCTTAATAATTCTTTATGTTCTTTTCCGACCATATCAGCAACTTCTACTGATGTAATTGTTTTCTGTTCTAAATTCAAAACTTCTCCTTTCTCCCGGCACCATGGAAAGCACCGGGAAACCATGGCTTTCAAAATTCGTGATATATTATGAAATCCTCATGATGTTTTCTTTTAACCGCCGAGCAGTTCTCGACAGTCAGGTGTTTCAACCTATAAATAACTGCGTCCGTACCTCTTGCGGAAAAGCTCTCTGGCTTCATCTTCTGTGTGACCGGATGCCACACAATGCTTTTCCCATGCAAGCTGTCCTGCAATTTTGCTCAACTTTTCAGCGGTCGTATTATCATGGACACGCTGTGCAACAGGGCTTTTCGTGTGACAGTACTCACAAACCGGAACTTTTATTCCATCTTCCTCTGCAAGCTTTCTGAATCCATTGCCAAATAAAAGATGATGCTCCTCGGTGGTAGGTCTGCCACAGAAAATGCAGTTATCATTGTATTTTGTAACAATTCCGACTGTTTTCATTTATACCTCTCCCAGCAGCTCTGAATAATGAATAGGTTTCTTTAACACCTTTGTGTGCTTGCAGTAATCACACAATTCACACCGGATAGGTTCTACCGCACCGGATTTCAGCGCAAGAATCTTAGGTGTGTTCTGTTCCACCTCCACAAGCTTCTCATGAAGATGTTCATCATCGATCCAGATCAGTTCGATATCTGTTTCTTTTTCCTTAGACGCTGCTGCGATAAAGAATGGTAACCGCTTTCCGGTATTTCTATAAACAACTTCCTGGTACACTGCACCCTGAATGTCATATCCCCAATACTGAATGAAATCCATATAGCCGAAATCCTTTGTATATTCAGCCTTATGCAGTTCTCTCATGACTTTCAGATCCACAATCGCTTTATCTGCAATGTAGCTGTCCATCTTGATTTTCCACTTTGCGCCGAACATATCAGCGGTCATAATGACCTGCTTTTCTCCGGACATGAACTGCATAAAGGTTTCATCTCTTTCAATACGGTTGATGATTTCCTCCGCTTTTTTGTAGTCTGCCTTTAAATCCCCGGACTTTGTAAAAATGGCAGGATTCTGTGCACGGAACAAGTCAAGGCTTCCCTCAAAATGCGAATCCACATAAGAGCCAACCAAAAGAGCTGTTGTCTTTTCAAGATCCCATTCTCCGTTGAGCATTGCCATGGCCTGTGCTTCACACGCTGGCTTTCCGATAGTTCCCATAAAGTTTTTATACTGGCTGACCGAGAGATACTCCTGATCAGCTTCCTTTGAATAGTAATTTTCATTATTCAGTAACATTATCAAATACCTCAGATGCTTCTTTCATAAGTTTCTCATTCTGCGGATCAGAAAAAATATCTGGTACTGCAGGTGTTGCAGCTTTTACAATATCCTCTGCTTCTCCTTCAACAGAACATCCCATAAGTGAATTTGGAATATGTACTCTTGCAAAAAATGCAGATGCACGGTACGCAAGCATAAGTTCCGGCATGGTTTTCCATTTACTTCCGTTCTTTCCGTACCATCCCTCATCTTTTGCCATCTGAATGGTTACCTCTGCACCGTTTATGGTTTCTCCGGTATCTACCTTTTCAGCAGTTAAAAAACATCCCCAAGAATCCGTATTACGTTCGCCAGTGTATACATGATGGACATTTTTAAATTTTCCACTTGCCATAATCATTGATGTGCAAGCCTGTCCACTCCACTGCGGCTTTCCCTGCACAACATAAAGATTCTGCATGACCATCATCGGACTGACTCCCATGCGGTTTGCCATATCAACCGCAATCGTGCAGTCCATCGGCTTATTCTGATATGCCTGTGGCACCAGGGAAGATGATGCAAACATTTTCCCTATATTAAATAAATTCTGAAAAGCTTCCGGATCAGAAAAAACATTTGATGAAAGCTGTGTATTCGGTTCTACCGTCATGATCTCTGTGTTTTCCATGATATTCCTCCTATAACTCAACTACTGTCATTGCATCATCATCAGTCGTCCTGGTAGCAATGAACTGTAAACCTTTTTCTTTGCATTTCGCATAAAGTTTTTCTCTAAGGTCTGTCGCCAATTTCTCCACTCCATCAATAAGGATGATATTAAGGCCATTCGGATTCTGCAAAGCAACATCAATGCATAAATCAAGCTTTTCTCCCTCTGACAGATTCGATACCGGAAGTCCGTTAATAAGAGGGATTCCATTTTCAACGGTAAGTCCATCAATCGGGATCGTGCAGTCAGCAAGGATTTCTCCCGGCAGTGTTCTTGCTTTCTCAATCTTATCTGTGAGACTCTGCGACTGTTCTTTCATTTCTGCAATCTCTTCCTGCAAGCCAATCATGCGTTTATATTCATTAATGTGGCTCTGCATCTCCTCGATCGTCTTTGCCTTATTCTGTAAATCAGTTACATCATTTGGCTTTTTATCCGCATATTCTGCATACTCAGCAACCTCCGCATCAAAATGTGCTACGTTCGCCTTATAGGTCTGCTCGATCACTTCAAGCTTGTCCTGCTTCTTGGATGCAAGCTGTTCTTTCTCTTTTTCGTATTCCCTGATCTGCTCATTTAAGGATGCAACTGATTTGTCAATCTGGTTTGCACGGTTGCTGATTTCCCGGTCGAGTGCCGCAATCTCAATCTCTCTGTCAGCATCAAATTTTCTGATTTTATTTTCTCTGCTTTCCATTAACATTTTTGCTTTTTCAATTGTCTGGTTTTCTCTCTGCAACCGCTCAATCTGTCTGTAAATATCTCCGGCACTCATGCTCTCCCATTTCGTAACATCATATCCGACTGGAATGCTGGCAGCGATCTCCTCGACAAATGCTTTCTTATTTCTGATATCACGGTCAATATTGCGGCGGTTCTGGTAATAATCGCCGTTTTCTGCCTGAATATCATTCAGCACAGAGAGGATGTTCTGATCGTAAGACACCCATGCCGGGATTTCTCCAAACCATTCCTTGATTTTATTCATATCCCACGGATACTCGATCATGTCTAAAATAATGGCATTCTGCTGTTTTTTATCCATGTTCATGAACTCGATAGGATTGAGCTGCAATGGTGTAAACAACTCTTTCAAAAATGCTTCTGGACTTCCAACCTCCAAGCCGTCTCTTTTTACTGACTTATAAGGTGCTTTTCCTGTTCTGACCTTGCGGTCAATGGAAATACCTGTGTCTGTCTCGACAATGATCTCCCCCTCTGATTCCCCTTTATGTACGATGTACTCACGATCGCTTTTATTCGTCAGTGCATACTTAATTGCATCCAGAACAGAACTTTTTCCTGTTCCATTTTTTCCAGACAGCTCAACAGATGTTCCGTCTGCTTCATACTCTCTGATTCCAAAAAGATTTTTGATTTTTATTTTTGTAATGTTCATTTTAAAAATTCCTCCAAACTCATTTGATAATATTTTGTTGATCTGACCATTTCAGTGACCTTTTTCTCGTTTTCCCGCCTTTTGGTCTCACCCGATATGCAATCATCACATTTACCGTTCTGACCTTCTCCGGCATCCATTGAACAATGGCAGATCCTGCATTCTCGTAAAAACATAATTTTCACGCTTTCCAATATTTAATTTTCGTGTTACAATAAACGCAGAAATACTTTTGTATTTCCACGGTTAAATAGCACCTGTACTCGCCAAAGTTATCATGGTGCTATTTTTTTGTCCTCAAATTCGCCCAGGAACTCAACATCAGCGTCAAGCTTGTCCTTCCGGCGGATCATGTAAAAGTATGCTTTCCGCTTTTCTTCCAGGCGGTTCTCCACATCCATGATCGCAACTCCAATAAGTGCAACCACCGCACCGAGAGCTATTGCGATCAGCAGAAAAACATAATACGTTCCATCCGCATCGAGCATTCCACCTAGAAACATGATTCCAAGCCCTACCGCTATAAATACTTTACTGATCTGCTTCATTTTCCACCTCCTACTCTGGTACATCCTTATTTTCAAATGTGATTTTTACTCCTGCGATATCCGCCAGCTTAAATAAATCCTTTAATCGGATTTTTTCTGGATGTAAAAGTCTGTCTGTGACTGTTCGTGTTGGAATACCACTTTTTGCACTCACATCCGCTGTTGATAGATTATTCTGCCGAAAACCTCCTCTTAACAAACCAGCGACATAATCAACTTTCTTTTTCATTTTATCCTCGCATAAATTTGTTTTTGACATAATTTCTCTCTCCTTTCTGTCCTACTTATTGGACTGGTATTGTGGTAATTATTTTGACGGAATGGTTTTCCGCTCATTTTCAAACTTAATAAGATCTTCCTCATAAACTCGGTATTCCCTCCCTAGCTTGATTGCATTAAGTTTTTTCTTGCGAATCCATTCCCATACTGTGATAACCTTGACTTTGTATCTCTCTGCAACTTCATCACAGGTATACATTTTAGACAAAAATATCCCTCCTTTTTGTATGTTATTTATACTTGTGTTTACTTCGGTTTAGTGATATAGTTTAATAAAACGAAATATATTTATAACACTTACGAAGTAGTTCGTTGAATCGAATTTTACTTGGTCGTTTGCTTCGGTTCAATTAAGTATGTTTGTACTATAACACCGCTTACTTCGGTTGTCAATAAGTATTATTACGTTTTTGCAAAGTATTTTAATTTTGTGAAAGGTGGACAACTAATGTATGAGATTTTTGAGCAATTATTACAATCTAACGGAATAAGTGCTTATAAGTTCTGCAAGGAAACAGGTGTTTCCCAATCAACGATAAGTACTTGGAAAAAGAAAAATTCAAAATGTGGAATGGATTTGGCAAGCATAGTTGCAAACTATTTCAATGTAACTATTGATTATTTAATGAATGGAGATGTCCATAAGCAAAACGATAGCAATAATGAGCTTTCAGCTAAAGACGAACGAGACATTGCAAAAGACATGGAAAACATTCGACAAAAATTAATGAGCGGTGCAGATGGACCTCTCTCTTACGATGGAGAGCCGATGCCGGAAGAAGACGCTGAACTATTACTCGGTCAAATCGAGTTAATGATGCGCAGATTAAAACCTATTAATAAAGAGAAGTACAATCCTAATAAGAATAAAAAGTAGGTGCTACATAATTGAGAAAAGACATAAAGCAGTTAGTAAATTATTACGTAAAAAAATTCAATACGAGAAATCCATACAAGCTTGCAGAGTGTCTGAATGTAGAAGTCCAGATCGGCGAGCTTGGAAGTCAAGCCGGATGCTACATGTTTCTTAAGAACCACAAATGCATCTTTCTGAATGAGGATTTGGAAGAAAATGAGATGCGCCTTGTCATGGCTCATGAGCTTGGACATGCTATCATGCATCGAAAAGAAAATTGTTATTTTATCCGGAATAAAACTCTCATGCTCACATCAAAATTAGAAATTGAAGCAAACACATTTGCAGCAGAGCTTCTGATCCCGGATGAAATCATTTTTGAGAACCGACAAACTACTACCGAGCAGCTTTCCAGGTTGCTTGGATATGAACAGGCTCTTATAGAGCTTCGATTAAAAACTTTTTGAAAAATAGGAGGATTTTTGTTATGCCATTATTAGTCATTATTATCTTATTAATCTTAGCTTGGTTTTTGTATAAATTAATATACTATAGAAGCAATTCATTTATTGAATTGAAAAACAAAATTGAAAAATATACAAAAGACTGCAATGACCTTAATGATCATATTTATGAATTAAAAAGAACCCACATAGGAATAGATCAGCTAGATTATGGAAAAGCATCTTATCAAGATGCAAGTAATTACAATTACAAGCGTCCGGAATTGAAAAAACAGGTGTTTGCACCAAATATTTGTAACTGTTCAAGAAGCGTTTGCGATTCAGCTCGAAAGCAACCCTTTAAATATGTATGCAAATATTTTAATATTAAGAGCACCGAGGAAAACCTTGAACAATTTGAAAATATGCTGAATAATTTTGAAGCTGCTGAAAATGGTAAAAACTTATTGGTAAATGAAAAAAACAACATTATCAATGGAATCAGTTCCGAAATCCCATTTTTAATTAAAACATTTGACAAAAAAAATTTAGAGAAAAAACTCGGTTTTAAACCTATTGATTTAAGTACAATTTATTTTCCAAAGTACATATTCAAATACACAAGTTCTGGTGGTAATGCCGCAACACAATGTGATGTCGTTTTCAACCTTGATAATTTAAACCGGTTTGTGGTTTATCTGTCAGAATTAGTAAAATTCAAAAAAAGTGCTGCTGGACAAAGAGCTTTAATGACAAGTAAATTAAGAAAAAGTATTTTGGAACGTGATGGATACACCTGTCAGAAATGTGGTGCTTCACAAAAAAATGAACCAAACCTATTACTTGAAGTCGATCATATTATTCCGATTTCAAAAGGTGGTATCACATCTGTTGAAAATTTACAAACATTATGTTGGAGATGTAATAGATCCAAAGGAAGTAAATTAGATTTTTAAATATAAAATTGCCCCTAGTACCGTAATACCAAGGGCAATCCTTCTGAATGATACAGAAGCTCTCACAAAGCATATTGTATCATTCGGAGCAGCCAAATGCAAGCGGAACACCAGTTCTCTGCTGGCTGTTATTTTTATACCTATTTTTAAGGAGGATGATACTATGGCAACTGCAAAAAAATTACCTTCTGGATCTTGGAGATGTTTAGTGTTTAGTCACTATGAATATGTTACTGAGAAAGACGGAAACATAAAAAAGAAACGTATTTATGAATCATTTACATGCGATGATCCAAGCCCAGCCGGGAAAAGAAGATGCGAGGCTATGGCTGCAGAATATGCCAACAAGAAAGAGCAAAGCAATCTTTCAAGCTACAAATTGACCTTTGGAGAAGCAATGGACGCATATATATCTGAACGCTCTCAAATTCTGTCTCCTGCATCAATAAGGAAATATAGAAGCATGCAAAAAGAGTTTTCTATGCTTAATAATTACAAACTAAAGGATATCAATCAAAAAATCGTCCAACAATATATCAATTCTATCTCTGGAACATTATCACCAAAAACTGTACGTGATCGCCACGGGCTCATTACAGCAGTACTAAAAAGATATGACCAGAATGTTATTTTAAATACTACTCTTCCGAAAAAGAAACGGGTTGAAAGAAACATACCATCAGAGTGCGATATTAAATTATTAATAGAAGCTGCAAAGGGTACAGAAATGGAAGTCCCAATTTATTTAGGAGCATTTGGCATGATGCGGCGTGGGGAAATATCAGCATTAAGGAAGTCAGACTTTGAAAACAATGTAGTTCATATAAGTAAAACAATGGTTCTATCTCCTGATAATAAATGGATTGTAAAAGCACCAAAATCATACGCTGGTGATCGTTTTGTCCCAGTTCCGCAGTTTGTTGTAGATGCATTTATGGCACTGCCGAAGAATGGGGTAAATATGACACCAAACATTATTACATCACGTTTTGAACATGTGCTAAATAGTGCCGGTATTGAGCATTTCCGCTTCCATGATTTGCGTCACTACTCTGCAAGCATACAGCATGCGTTGGGAATACCTGATGCTTATATCATGCAGGCTGGCGGTTGGGGAAACGACAGAGTATTGAAAGATGTGTATCGGCATACCTTAGAAGATTCAAAAAAGAAAATGAGTAATATAGCTATTAACTATTTTGAAAATATGCAACACGAAATGCAACACGGCGCAAAAAAAACACCGTAAATTCGGTGTTTTTAGAACAGGGGATGAGAGAATCGAACTCCCACCAAAAGTTTTGGAGACTCCTATCATACCATTTGACCAATCCCCTATATATTATAGTTTTATTTCAAACCATTAATATCATAACTTATCTTATCCATTTTTGCAAGTGTACATTCAAAACTTCATACAGATTCCGAGTTTCT